CAGCTGCGTCTCCGTCTGCTTGGGCACGACCGGGCAGAGATAGCCCTGCTGGATCATCTCCAGCACCGGCACATGGAAGGCGATGTCGGTGAAGAGCCGATCCTTCCCTTCGTGCAGCATGCCGCTGTCGAGGCGATAGGGTGTGGCGGTGAAGCCCACCACCTTCAGTAGGCCGGCGTTGATCTCGTTCAGCTGGGCCAGGAAGGAGCGGTACATGCCGCTGTCGCCGCGCCCGAGCAGATGCGCTTCGTCGATCAGCACCAGGTCACATCGCTGCACCTGCCGCGCGTGGCGGTGGATGGACTGGATTCCGGCGAACAGGATCTGCGCGTGGATGTCGCGGCGGGACAGGCCCGCCGAGTAGATGCCGGCCGGCGCTTCCGGCCAGGCGCGCAGCATGGCCATGAAGTTTTGCTGGATAAGCTCCTTCACATGGGTGAGGATCAGCACCCGGGTGTCGCCATAGGCGGCGATCGCTTCCCGCGTAAAGCCGGCGATGCACAGGCTCTTGCCCGTGCCGGTTGGCATCACGACCAGCGGGTTGCCCGCGCTGGCGGCAAAGTAGTCGTACAGCGCTTCGACGGCGGCGCGCTGATAGGGGCGGAGCGAGAGGGTCAACGCTGCGGCCCTCCCATCTCGTCATCAAGGAGCAGCGCGCAGCGTCGGCGAAGGTCATGCCGTGGTGACGCAAGCATGCGTTGGGCGCGCAGCACGATCTGGCGTACGCGGTCCCCACTAAGGTTGAACGATTGGCCAACTTCAAAGAATGTTCTTGGCGGTTCTCCATCCAAGCCGAAATACATCCGCACGATGCGCTGCTCTCGCGGGCGAAGGCTGGCCAGCGCGGCATCGAGCGCGCCGGCGGCGTCGCCCATGGCGACCGCCCGCTCAGGATCGTAGGCAATGGAAGTGACAGCACTGCCGACGAGAGCCGGTAGATCCTCCTCGCTGACCTCCCGAGTGACGCGGTTCGTGGCCAGCGCGCGGCGTATGAAGGACGCGGGAAAGAGGTCCTCTGGCAGCCTGCGCAGCGCCTTGGAGATCGCGAGGATACAGCTGCGCCATTCCCCGTCCCGGCGCAGCGGTGCGATCTTGAGGTTCAGGTAGTCGCAGATGCGATGATAGGAGACGCCGCTGTCGCGCGCGAGCGCTGCGGCGTTCTCACATCGAGCGCCCCGCATGGCCGTCAGCAACGCGTTGTTCTTGATGGTGACGATCACCAGAAGGTCCGCGGTCATGCGGCAACTCCCATCGCCACGGCGTCCACCTTGCTGAGCCAGCGACCGCCCGTCTCGCAGCCGGTGCAGGTCAGCTCGGCGATGTGCGGTCCCTTGCCGGGTCCGACCCGATAGATCGTGCAGTCGCAGATCCGGCACGGCAGGTGCGAGACGATGTCGGGCGCTGTGACGGCGGGCACGCCGTCCCGCCATTCGGTGCCATCGGGCCGCCGGTAGCTGACCCAATCCTCACCTGCATCGATCTGCTCAGCGGCGACGAAGTCCGGCAGATACAGGTGCGCTGCGCAGCCGGCCTCCTGCTCGCGCCGGCCCAGCGGCAAGTTTTGCCGCGCGCAATGCCAGTCGCCACCCTGCACGGGCGACGCATGCAGGCAGGACCTGCAATGCCGCTCTGGCGCCGCCCCAACGTGGCAGACGGCGTGGTGGTCGCAGAAGCGGCACTGCCACCAAGCTGGATCCTGGCTGATGCGTGCCGGCGGCCGGGCAGCGCCGATGATGCGCTCAGCCTTTGCCAGGATGCGCAGACCGGCCTCGGCATCATGCCGGATGCGCTCCTGGTAAAGCTCGTCCGTGTCCTTGCAGACCGCCAGGTAGAAGGCCCGATCCAGCCCCGCGAGCTGCATGTATGCCTGCATCTGCGCCCAGTGCAGCGGCTTGGACACCGCGACACCATCTGCTTTGAGCTTGGCGAAGGACTTGGCGCTGTGGGTCTTGAACTCGCAGACGTGCCAGGTCGCTGGCGCCTCGGGCAACCCGATCACCACGGCATCCATGCTTCCGCCGAAATGGCCGGAGGCGTCGCGCATGTTCCACTGGCGCCCTGACGCGGGATCCACGTCGAGGACCGTCACCCCGATGCGGCGTAGGTCGGCGACAAAGCGCGCCTCAGCCAGATTGCCGGTGTCGAACAGCCGCAGCAGCCGGCCGGTGTGCCGTGCTCGCGTCGCCCAGCGGAACGAATACCAGATTGCGCGCTCGCATTCTGTGCCGATCAGCGAGGCACCGAGATGCGCGCGATGGCCATGGTCGGCCGCGGCCTCATAGGCCGCATAGATGGCAGAGACGGTGGGACATGCAGACGAGGGAATTGCAGCCATGACCTGATCCTGGATGGAGGGAGAAGGGCCGGCAGACGGGCCGCCTGCCGGCTGGTGGTCAGGCATTGCGGCGCCAGGGAGGGGTGGCCGCCGCACCGCTGCGGGCGGCCGGCGGAGGCGCCGCGGCGGCAGGGCGCGGTGCGGGCGGCACCGGACGCGGGGCAGTGCCGGCGCCGCTGCTGCCGCTGCCGCCGCTGCTGCCGCTGGCGCCAGCAGGCGAGTAGCCGGCCACCTTGTTCCGCGCTTCACGCCGCACGCCGTATTTGTCGGGACCGGCCGGATCGACCTTCAGCGTCACGATCAGCGCCTTGAAGTGCAGCTGCTCGCTGTCGCTGACATGCACCTGGCCGACCGCATGGCAGATGGCGGACAGCGTGCGCTGCGCGATCTCGACCGTCTGCTCGTTGCGGTTCACCAGGTTCAGCTGGTCGAAGATTTTTCGGCGCGCGGAGGGACCTTCCAGCACCTCGAAGACCAGCTTCAGCAGCTGCCCGTCGCCCGCCTTGGTCGGCAGCATCTCGCTCTCAATGAGGTGCGCGAGGTACTTGCCGGGCGGCAGCACCTCGAGCGGGACAGCGGGAGCGACCTCGGTCGCGTCAAAGGTTCCATTTAGGGATGCCATGGGTCAGCTCCGGGCTTCGGTTGTGGAGGCGGGGGCGGCGCTGGGCGGCGCCGCGTAGAAGGGGATGCCGGCCGCGAGGTCGGGCCAGGACAGCGGCAGCGTCTCCGGCAGGCCGAAGCGGTTCTTGGCCAGGAAGGCCGGCCGCTCGGCGGTGTGCAGCAGGCGGTCGCCGCCGCTGACGCCGCGCACCACCTTCTTGTTGAAGCCAACGTCGGACTTCAGCGTGCTGACGCGATAATTCGCAAAGAGCACGGCATCGACATGCTCCTGCACCAGCGCCGAGGCGCTGCGGTGGAGTTTCGGCTGGTACCGGTCGTAGGGTTCGGTCTCGGGGCTATCGAAGCGCTTTATCTCGGCATGCGCGATCAGGATCACGCCCATGCCGCGCTCGTCGCGCAGCGCATTCACGCCGTCGAGTAAGCTGCGCCAGGTGTCGAGCGCGGCCAGATATCCCTTGCCGTAGCCGAAGGACTCGATGTCCGGCTGGTTGTGGGTCTGCGCCGTATGCTGCCAGACCAGCGGCTCCAGCCAGTCCAGGCTGTCCACCACCAGCGTCTCGAAGTCGTGCGCCTCGGTATAGAGGCTGCCGAGCGCCTCCATCACCGCGTCGAAGCTGCGTAGCACCCCAAAGGTGGTCGCGCTGATGATGCCGAGGCCGTCCTCGGTCTGGATGACGACTGGCCGCGGAGCGGACGTGGCCAAGAGCGTTTTGCCCACGCCCGCCACACCATAGGTGAGCAGCAGTGGCGGGCGCGGGTGACCACCGCGCCGCAGGGATTTGAGGGAGATCGCCATCATTGCGCCTCCTGCTTTGCGGCGCGTGGCTTGGCCTTGATGACGTCGACTTTGATGTCGCCGCCTGCGCGCGCCACCGCCTCGGCAAAGCCGTCGAGGGTCGGCTCGAACGCTGCGACGTCCTTGGCGCGGGAGATCGCGCCACCTTCCAGCGGGATCGTTACCTGGATACGGAGTTCATGTGCCATCACGCGGCATCCTTCGGTTCGAGGGCATAGGAGGGGCGTCCGGTGGCGACGGTGCGCGCGGGCTCGAACACAGCGCGGATGCGCGGCGGCCAGGCCGTGAAGCGGCTTTCCGGCACGCGGATCTCGGTGGTGACGTAGTCGGCGGGTTCCTCGCCCCACGACACGATGGTGGCGACCGCCGCAGCCAGCTTCGGCTGGTCCCACGCGGCCTTCTTGGGAAGGTCGGCGATGACCGCGAAGCCGTCATCGGTGATGCGAACACGGCCGGTGTCTCTGCCATCGGCGCGGCGGGCCACGGCAGCGGGAACGCCGTAGCGGGCATGCAGCGCGTCGTGCAGCAGGTCGGCGAGGTGCTTGGCGTCGGCCTTCAACGCCGCGACATCTTCCAGCAGCATCGCCAGATGTTCGACGGGCAGGCGTGCGGCCTGCGCGGCGTCCATCTCGCGCAACTGCGCCAGAGTGGTTCGGTTGGTCATGGTGGTCCTGTTCGGTGCGTGGGTGCCGGGCTGGATCGGCGATGCAGGCGGCCAGGCGGGCGCGGGCATCGGCATGGGGAATCCGCTCATCGGATGGTCACCAGTTCGGTGAGCCAGCAGAGCGCGATAAAGCCACCCGCCAGCAGCGCACCGCCGGCGAGATTGCGGAGGGCTTCGCTGACAGCGCGTCGGCGACGGGCCGTGCGCGGCGTCATGGCGTGGGCTCCGCGATGGGGTCAGCCGCTGGCAGCAGGCCTTCCTCCGCCTGGCGCGCGCGGCGGGCACGCCCGTGATCGGCATCGGGCTCAGTGCACCGCACGCTGCGGCGGGCGATCTCGATCCAGACATGCAGCGGCAGAACCACCATCGGTGCCGCGCGATCGCGCCACAGGAACAGCGCATCATTGCCGCCGAGCCAGCGCTCCAGCGTCTTGAAGCCGTCGCCCTCGGCACGCGCCTTGACCTCGGCCTTCACCGGCTCGGCGCCGCGGACATAGAGATCGACGTCGGCGCCGTTGCCGCGATACCGGACTGCGCCCGACAAAGGCACTCGCTCGGCGCGCAGGCCGCACTTCATGTGGATTTCGACGATGGCACGCTCGCGGCGCAGGCCCTTGTCGCGGGATGACTTGCCCATCGTGCGCCTCAGTGGACCAGGGCGCCGGAGCCGCCACGACGCACCGGTGTTCGGCGCGTCGCACGCGGTCGCACGATCAGGATGTAGGCCCAGCAGTTCGGCGCGAGGCGGCGCTGCACGAGGTGGACCCATTCCACCTCGGCAAAGCGCAACGCGCGGTTCGCCACCGCACTCAGCGCGCGGCAGGCGACATGGTCCAGGACCTGCGACACAGGCTGCCGGTCATGGGCCAGATGG